CGGGCCGGGACCCCCGGGGCGCGGACCTCCAGGGCGCGGACCTCCAGGGCGCGGACCTCCAGGGCGCGGACCTCCAGGGCGCGGACCTCCAGGGCGCGGACCTCCAGGGCGCGTACCTCCGGGGCGCGGACGGATTAAAAAACTTTCCTATCCAACTTGTCGGGCACAAACATTGGCTCATCACGACACCGGACGGCCAACTGCAAATCGGCTGCCACAAGAAAACTTTCAATTACTGGCAGGAAAATGCGGAGCGCATCGGAGCAATCGAAGGCTACTCGCCGCTGGACATCGAAATCTACAAGCTGCACATCGCGCACATCCGCAAGATTTCTGAATTGCTCTGGAACAAGAAGAAAGAGAAAGAAACCGAAGTAGCGGGGTGAGGCGATGAAACCCGTGGATGCATTCGCTGAGGTAGGGAACCTGTTGCAGCAGGTGGTCAAGCAGCCGTACCGCGAAGAGCCGATGACGGACGAAGAATGGAGTACTTGGGTTGACCGAATAATGCTCTTAGCCGAATCTGAGAAAAGGAAGCTCAATGCCGTACGGCGTCCGATTTAAGACCGCTTTGGATAGAGAAGCCCACTTCTGGAGTAAGGTCAGAAAAACTGAATCCTGTTGGATTTGGACTGGTTACAAACATCATTGGACGGGCGGCCTTGGAAACGAGTACGGGCAGACTAGTTGGTTCAATGTTTCGGTTAGCACCCACAGATTAGCCTATGCTCTGCTGCGTGGTGCGATACCACACGGAATGGAATTAGACCACCTTTGCCGTAATCGCGCTTGCTGCAATCCTTGGCACTTAGAACCTGTAACACATAAGGAAAATCTAAGAAGGGGTATTTACCGTTGGAATCTAACACATTGCCCAGCGGGTCATGCCTATGAAGAAAGGAACACTTATAGAACTCCCCGTGGTCACAGGAGATGCAGGAAGTGCAGAGCGATTCAGGAAAAGAAACGGCGTCGGATTTTGAAGCTGGCGGAAGAGCAGAAGTCGAAAGAGGTGAGCGATGGCAATAATTCCACAGCAGTATGTCTGTGATGCTTGCGAGAGACGAAGAGCAAACAATGAAGACGGATGGTTCATTGTAACGCTCTCCCGCACTCCCAAGTACATCGGCATCAATCGCTGGGAAAACACAATCAGCATTCCTAAGACCCTTGAGCAGAGACACGCTTGCGGAAAAGAGCACGCTATTCAGCTTGCTACGGATTGGCTGATTTGCATTTGAGTGGAATCGAAAGGGGTGAGGTATGACCAGAGAACAAGCAACAGAAGTCTTTCGGACGAAGTGGTGGGTGGGGAAATCCGCTAGAGACATCTGCTCTGTTCAACTATTCGAGGATAGGCTGCTGATGCCTTTCGGGGCATTCCATGAAGCAGTTGAGCAAGCTTTGGGACGTTCGGTTTGGACACATGAATTCGCCAGTTCAAACGTCGAGCAATTGAGGAAAGAATTCCTCGGCGACCGCGCAAAACCAAGCCTAGAAGAAATCTTCAATCTCATCCCAGAATCGAAAAGAATCCTTGCGGTGACGCCATGAGGGATGCTTACGAGACTGAGCGCGAAGATCAAGCCGCTGGCGAAGGGATGCACGCAGGCGGCGGGCACGAAGAAATTCCTGAGTACGAGCCTGCCATCGCGGAGCGGCAAGAGCGGGTAGCAGCGAAGAACAGCCCCGATTTGTTTGCCGACGTGCTGGCAAGCTGGAAGAGGCCACAAGACACGGCGCTGGTAGAAGTGACTGAGAATCACAAAAAGGGGTGAGAAATGGCAACGGCAATCGAAGTAATCAAGTCGCTTGAGACTCCGCTGGCAACTTTGCGGGCGCGTGTCGAAGCGATAGCGGTACGGGACCAGAACGACTACATCGCGGTGTGCGAATTGGTGAAGGAAGGCCGCTCTTACATCAAGGATGTTGGATTCAAGCTCGATCCAGGCATCAATTCTGCGCGGGAGCATCTCGACTTCTTGCGCCAAGAGAAAGAGAAGTACATCGGCCCTGCAAAGCAGATTGTCGGAATCGCGGAGCGCAAGGGCGAAGACTGGAAGGCGGAGGAACGGCGCAAGGCTGCCGCCGAAGAGGAGCGCATCAATCAGCAGCGGCGAGCGGAAGCCGCCCAGAAGGCGGAGTTGGAGCGCAAAGCCGCCGAGGAACAGGCTAAGTTGGACCGCGAGCGACGCGAGAGTGAATTGGCCGAAGCGCGCAAGGCGGGGGAAATCGGCAAGCGTGAAGAGGCCCGACTGGCGAAGCAAGCGGCTGAGGATGAAGCGGCGGCAAGGGCATTGGCCGCAAAGCAAGCTGTCGAAACCGCTGCAAATGTCCAAGCGGTAACAGTTGCGCCGTCCGTGCCGAAGGTGGCGGGAATACGCGCTCGGGTGAACTGGAAGTTCCGCATCATAGATGTGAATAAGATTCCGCGCCAGTACATGCAACCCAACGAAGTCTCCATCGGCTATTTTGTGCGCGAAACGAAACAGCCCGGGGAAGTCATTCCGGGGATTGAGGCTTACAGTGAAGACTCAATCTAAATCAGTTCAGAAGCGTATCGCTGCACAACCGAAACAGCGCAAGCGCACTGCTATCGTCAAAACAGAGCAGTTCACCCTTGCAGAAGCCATCGAGAAGGTTCTCATCACCGGCGATCTGATGCCTCTAACGTCCGAGCAGCGCGTTTCTTACTACAAGACGGTCTGCAAGTCGCTCGGCTTGAATCCTCTGACGCGGCCTTTTGATTACATCGTTTACAACAATAAGCTCCAATTCTACGCAACGCGCAACTGTACCGACCAATTGCGGAAGATTCACGGAATCAGCGTAACGAAGCTGAACAAGGCCAAGAACGAAAACCTTTCCAGCGCCGAAGTCGAAGTACGCGACAAGACAGGCCGCACAGATGCGGCGACAGGAGAAGTCTGGATTCAAGGCATGAAAGGAACGGAGCTTTGCAACGCTCTAATGAAAACGGAGACGAAGGCGAAGCGGCGCGCAACACTTTCTATTTGCGGCCTGAGTTTCTTGGATGAAATCGAAATCGAAGGGCTTGACGATTACAACGAGGTCACACCAAGAGGCCGCGTCATTATCGAGCAGACAGGCTCCCGCGATGCTCAACAAGCCATCGCAACTGAGAAAATCAAAGACCTCAAAGAAAAACTAAATTACCAGCCAGCACTCTTTTGGACACAGCCTCCCGAGCAGAATGGGAATTACTTCCTACTGACTGGCGATGCGAACTTGCTGGCGAAGTGGAAGGAATGGTTGATTGGGCCGGACATCAAAGCGAAGTGGAAAGCAGAGCCGGACAGATTCCTGATTTCCATAGACCATTTCGATACTCTGCAAGTCTCGGCAAGGAACGAAAACATTCCGTTCAAGGAATTGAAGGCGGCGCAATGATCTTTGGAGACGCTTCTAAATTTACAGCCCGTACCCCTGTTCAGGCTCTAGGGGCGTCTCCAAGGCAACGCAAGCGGCAGTGGAGGCTCCGTTGAAGCCCTACTACGAGCACGCGGGCATCACAATTTACCACGGGGATGCGCGAGAGTTGATAAGCGAATTCTTGGCCGATGCGGTAATCACTGACCCGATTTGGCCGAACTCCTCGCGTGTGTTCCCTGGCATGAATCCTCGGAAGCTGCTCACCGACGTACTCCAGGATGTTAAGGCGAAGCGGGTAGTCATTCACATGGGTTGTGACTCCGACCCGCGATTCTTAGCTGCTGTGCCGGACCGCTTTCCATTCATCCGCGTATGCGATTTGGACTATGCAAGGCCGACTTACAAAGGGCGAATTGTCCAGGGCGGCGACATCGCCTATGCCTTTGGCGAACTGCCGAATCTCGGCCGCAAACTTCTGCCAGGTCGCTACATCAGTACCAAATCAGACAAACTCTTCACACGGTCCACATGGATTGGAAAAGACAAGCACTTTACGCGGCGAAAGGATATTGCCCTCGCTCACGATAACGGAGCTTTGCCGCATCCCTGCGCCCGACGATTGCAGCATGTCCGCTGGCTTGTGAGATGGTACGGCGGAGACCTGGTGCTTGACCCGTTTCTTGGCAGCGGCACAACGGCGCTCGCCTGCAAGGTCCAAGGCGTTAAGTGTATCGGCATAGAAATCGAAGAAAAGTACTGCGAAATTGCGGCCAAGCGGCTGAGCCAGGAAGTCTTGGAGTTTGACCGTGCCAACCGTTAACGATGCTTTGGAGCACGCCAAGTTTCTAATTGAGCATGGCCGGGGCATGGAGCCTGCGAAGTTGGTCTTGCCACGGCTCGAAGCACAGCGGCGGCGGGAGAACAAGGAAGGCCGGACACGTTTTATCCGCGAGATGGACAACCATCAAACCTATTCGGATTTCAATGAGCAGTTTGACCGCTACATCGAGCACAGCGGCGGCAATCCGCATATTGCCTATGGAATCATGCTTCGTTTGCTCAAGCAACTGCCCGATTCAAGCATTCGCAAACTTGCTGAGGATGAACAGCCGATAGAAACCGGGAGCCTGTCCGATGCTTAACAGAAAAGAATATCATCGCATTTACATGCGTTCATGGCGCGAGAAGAACATTGAGAAATCCAGATTTTGGGGCAATCGAACAAAGCAGAGAAATCCAGAAGCGGCTCAAAAAAGAAGAGAGAAATGGATACAAGCAAACAAACACAAGAGAGCAGCACACATTCAGTTGCAGATAGCGATTAGAAAGGGTTTGTTGATTCGTCCCAGTAAATGTTCGGAATGTGGATGCCATTGCAAGCCACATGGGCATCATCCTGATTATTCAAGGCCATTGGAAGTGATATGGGTTTGCCAGATATGTCACGAAAAGATGCATCAACATAGGCGATTAGATGCCTGACCTGCACCCCATCCACAGCCACGTTTGCAGTTCTTGCGGCGATGTAATTTGGTGTTGCGCGTGCCCCGACAAGCGCCAGAACAATCGAGAGACAGGGAAGGCGCGGAAGATTCTCTGCCTATCATGCCACGATTTGGAAGCACAACTGAAGGCGTTTTTCGGGCAGGAAGTTATCGAACTGAGCGGGGTGAATTGATGAGTGTGTGGAGTGATTTTCAATCCGACATCTCCGAGTTAGAGCGGAATCGCCGTGCGCTGCGGGCGGTGAATCGCAAGCCCGTAAAGATTCGCTGGTGGCAAGGGCTGGTGTTGCTGCTGATTTCGCTAGCGGTGCTGGCGTACATCGTGGGCTGGGGCCAATGATCCGCGAAGTCACAGAGCGAGATTTGCTCCGCTGGGCTTTGTACCTGCTGGCGGTGTGCGGCTACGGAGCGGCGCTGATACTATGGCACGGAGGGATTTGGTGACTCGCCAATCCCAATCCGCCCGTATCCTGGAACGCTTGCAGCGCGGCCCGGCTACGACCTGGCAGATCGGCCCAGAGCTAAATATCTTGTCTGTGACTCGCAGGATTTTCGAGCTACGCAAGCAAGGCTACGAGATCGAGATGTCCGAGCAGTGGCGGGGTAAGACTAGGATTTGCACGTACCGCTTGCTAGATGAGCAGCGAAAGGAAACGGCGGCATGAGCGACGTAAGAGTAATGACTAGTACTAGTACATTTTTTCGCTTGACTTTCGCGTCACTAAATAGGTAATATGCGCACAATGAGCGCACCGTCAACCTATAGGTCTAAGGGCAGGAGTTGGGTCAAACTTTGGGTGGGGGAGTGGCTTGACGGAAGCACTCGCTACGAGATGACCGGCGCGCAGCGGGCCTTCTGGGTTGACCTTTTGACCCTGGCTGGCCGTTCGCGGGTGCCTGGTGTTATCTGCGCAAACAGCGAAAACAATGGGTTTTTCGGCTATCCGGTGTCGCGGTATGAGGGCATTCTGGGTGACCCGTCGGTGAACGTTTTGGAGACACTGAATCTTTTCCAGTCACAAGGAAAAGTAGAAGTGATAATGACCCGGAGAGAGGAACCTGCGCTCTATGTCGTCAGGATTCTCAGTTGGGAACGGTACCAGTCTGAGTACATGCGGCAACGCAAGACACGAAAAGGTGCGGCTAAAGTTACACCTAAAGTTACACCTAAAGTTACTACGGAAAACACGGAAAGGTGCGCGATAGAGGGAGAAGTAGAGGGAGAAGTAGAAGTAGAGGCGGCGGAGGCCGCCACCACCTCCCTCGCGTTTCAAGCGATTGGTTGTGAACCATTCGGAAGCAAAACCTTCAGAGCCTACTGGTCGGCTGAGTTTGCCCGGCACAAAGGGAGTGATTCATGGGCGGATGCGATGGAGCGAACAATCGAGCTATGCCAGCGGGCCAAGGTAAAAGTGCCGGGGCGATTTTTCGCGCACAAGCGCGAGATCGAAAAGATAGAGGCGCAGCAAGCCTACAAGGTGACGCGGCTGTGAAAGGCAGACCTTTGCTCGACAAGAACGGCAAGCACTCTCCAAAGTGTTTGTGTGTGACTTGCCGGGCGCGGCGAGAGAGGCAGCCGTGAAAGTTCCACACTGTCGGATTCATTCCTGTCGCATGGTAGCCCATGAGGAGCGCGTGCCGTTTACAGGCAGCCGGTATGGACAAGCAGACTGTGCGCGGCGAGCAACGCGAATTGTGTGGCGCTGCCCGCGCAAAGGCTGCCCGTGGGTGGAAGCAGGGACGGAACAGTGCTTGCCGACGAACTACCGGATGCGGCAGGAGAAATTGGGCCATCGGTACTTGAGCCAGTTGTGAGCGACGGGATTCTAGTGCGGGAAGGGGGAAGGCGATGAGAGAAATGGACGGAGAACGGCTCCGGGCTATGGAAGCATGTGGAAGCGATATTGCCGCTGCGCTCGGTCGCGCGTTCGAGCGATTCGGGCAGAAGTGTGATGAGAAGTAGGGCTTTGCGCTGATGATTTTCTCGTTCGACGGGCCAGAATTCACTTGGATTAGCAATGCGCAGCGAGCCTACATGGTGAAGGCCATGCAAGAGTTTATTAGATGTAACCCACCTGACCAAGTGTCAGCGGATAGAAACTAAAAAGGAGAAACGATGAACGAAGAAAGCAAAGTAAGATGCCCAGCCCCACAGTCATCAACGACCGCCGGAGCTGAATGCGCGAAAATGGAAAGAAACTAGGTGAAGTTACGTGAGCAAGAGCGCACCTGAGATTCTTTTGGCGAAGCATCTCCGAGAACTCAAGCTGGCCTTCGAGACGGAGGTTCGCTTCCATGAGTCTCGCCGCTGGCGCTGGGATTTCGCGCTGACGGACCATCGCATCGCCATAGAAATCATGGGCAGCACATGGTCTGCGGGGCGGCACACACGCGGCACAGGGTATCAAGCCGATTGCGACAAGGCGAATCAGGGAACGATGCTTGGCTGGCGGCTGCTCCGATTCACGACAGAGGACGTTCTCAACGGCAGGGCAAAAGCATTCCTCGCGGAGCATTTGTATCGCGGGCAAGTGCCCACCCAGCGGTGCATAGCATGAAAGGCAAGCCCATTCTCGATGATTCTGGAAAGCACAGCCCACGCTGCTTGTGCGGGAAGTGCCGGACGCGGAGAGAGAACCAATGTCGAATTTGCAAAAAGATAGGATTTCAGGAATGGCGGAGAAAACATGGTACCAGTCTGTCTCAAGTTTCCGAAACCTAAACGAACGGTCAGTAGGGGCTGTAGATGCAGCGACCGAGCAGAAGATTTGAAAGCGATTCGGGGCTACACTGACCCGAGGACATTTTGCAGGCGCGATGGGTCAGAAGTCTTGCATGGAGCAGACTGGAAAAAGCGCAAAGAAGAACTCTGGGAACGGTGCGGAGGGCAATGCGAATATATCGCTGGCGGGATACGGTGCCGGGAATCCTGCGCAGACCCACATCATACAACTTTGCGCTCGAAGCGGCGGGATGACAACTTAAGTGCTCTACAAGCATTGTGTCGGCCCCATCACTCGCTATTGGATAGACGAGTGCCGTGGCCGGAGAAGAGAAATTGAGTTTCGCGGTGCATCGCTGTCTACCGCGAAAGGCCCGGTTGGTTGTCTCACGGGTAGCGTCGAGCGTTGCTGTATAGCTGGGCGTCCGTGCGAAAAGCCGCGCAGCCAGCCAGCCGGGCCACATTCAGGGCTGTGAGTGCGGTGCTCGCAACGATGGCGGGCGAGGCCAACAGTTTAATCTCAATGCAACAGCGAGACACTGGAAACCTGAATGTCAACGTCACGTGCTCAATAGAGTAGCGAGCATCGCACTGACAACCCTTGGAGATGAGCAATGACTTGTTGGCCGTGGAATCATAAGTGGGGGGAAATGGACGCTGCAATCTAGCGGGGACTTACTCCGCTCCCACGACCCACTGACGGGCGTTTCGTTGCCCCCGGAGGAACAGCGCACGGTCGGCAAGTACGAAGTCCAGCGCCGTGAGTGTGAAGAGTGCGGCAAGAGCCAGTTACGAGAAGTGTCAACGAGGTGAGTGATGAAGCGACGGAGCGTGTGGGTGGTAGAGTTACTAAACGACAGACTCGGTTGGGTGGTAGCCGCTGGTGGCGTAGGGTTCTTGCATATCAGAGAAGCGTGGAAAGAGCGCAGATCGCGCGAAGCCAAACCTGCCTTGAAAGGAATCAAGTATCGCGTCGTCCGTTACGATGCGAGCAAGTGAGCGCCATCAGCGCGAGGAAGGACGGTGATGCTCAGTGAGTGCATGTCCACAATGTAAATGTAATCCATGTATGTGCCGTTCTTTAGCGCAGTAGCCCGGAAGCTGGCGCGTGGGCTTGCAGCTAACGAGCGAGCGCCCCTGACAGGCGGGACGGAAAGGAGCAACAAATGAGACGCCGAACTGAACGCGAAAAAGTGCGCGACTATTTATGGAGAAAAATCCGGGCACAACTCGATGCCGCTCACCGATTGAGTTGGAATATCCAAGATCAAGCAGGAAGAAAGCGTGAGCATATTTGTTTAGCGAAGCAACTCCGCGCATTGCGGAGAGCAGCCTAGCGAGCGCGGAGGAGCGTGATGGCCGTTTGTCCTAAACATCGCATACTGCTTGAAAATTTTGGCAAGGGTGACTGGATTGAAATGCGCTGCCGCTGGCCTGAGCATAAATTCGAGATTGGATTCTGTGTGCGTTGTGGACAAAAAAACGAACAGAGACACGTGAGCATCCTTCTGATGGGCCGCGAGAAAGGGGCTGAGTGATGACTGAACAAATGAAAGTGGGTTTCAAAGTGCGCTTCGGCGACGAATGGCCGGAAAATGCCTACAGCGCAACCGGGGAATGTCCAAATTGCGGCGACATAGAGGCGTTATTGATCCGTCAGGGCGTTCCGCTCTCGAAAGTGAAACTCAAGTGCCAACGGTGTAGGGCTGCGAATTTGACGGTGCGCCTATGACGCAAAAGCACAAGCCGGATTGGGCGGAACGGACAACGGAAAGACTTCTCCGTCTTGAGCAGAAGAGACCATTCCACATAAAGGAACGGATTATTGTTGCCCTGCGCCGCGCACGCACGTTGAAGGAGGCGGAGCGCAAGGTTGCCGAGAAGCGGGGATATGAACGCCGAAACAAGGAATTAGAACAAAGGCGGAAGGAGCTATTCGCGCCATTGCCGAAAGAAGTCCTCGATGAGAGTGTGAAGCCATGAGCGAACAAACGAAGCTAGAAGCGGGGCAGGACCTAATCCGCGTATGCAGAAAGCATCGAATCTATTTCCATGAGGATTGCGATATTTGCGCTCGCGTGCTCCCCGCATCCGCTCCGGGGCAAGTGACGGAATTGGTGGCGAATCTATTCAACGCCGCTGATGCTTGGTTGGATAAAGCGGCAGGACGCTTCGAACGATGGCTAAGTGTGGACTTAGATTTTTTTGGCAGCGATTGGACGGCTGAACAATGGTCCGAAGTACGTACGATTGTCCGCCGTGCGATTCAATCGATGTGGCAGCCAGCCCAAGCCGATGTTGGACGGCAAGGAGGGAAAAATGCTGCTGCTTCTCAAAGTGATGGCGTTCTACGGGGCTCTATCGTTCGCACTAACAGTGCCAATGTTTTTGTGGATACGCCGCAAGGGAATTCATCGGTAGAGGATGCTGGACGGGCACTTGCTGGCGTAGATGGTACTTGGTGGGACAAACGAGAACGTAAAATTAGCATGGCCGCCGAGCAGCGCGGGATCGAGAAGGGGCTGGAGATGGCATTAGATGCGGTAAGCGATGCGATTGGCGATTGGGGCGGGCCAGAACGCCAATTGATGCTGAAGAAACACAAGGAAATCCACGAGGCCATCCGCGCTCTCGGCGCAACGCAGTCACTCACTGGTGACATTGGTTGCTGCACCGCCTGCGGTGGGACTGGCAGGGCAGCGCAGCCAAAGGAGAAACCATGATGGACATAGCCAAGCTGCTGGACGGGGGGTTGGCGGAGAAATGGCGCAAGTTACCCATTGGGAGCATGGAGCCAAGTTGGGAGAGAGATTACGTTGAGGGAATGCGGAAAGCCGCCGACGAACTCTCCGCTCACCATGCCAAGCTGGTGCCGGTGATTGAAGAGTTGGTGGAAGCCCTGCGCCTATGCCAAGCTGAGTTGAGGTACTTTCCCGGCAGTTCGAATAAGGAAGGTGATGCACTAATTGACAGGGCGTATAATGCAGCAGACGATGCGCTCCGAAAGCTGGAGGGGAAGGTGGGGAATGGGGAGTGAGCGATTCTTGGTCAGCTTTTCAGGTGGACGATCTTCTGCTTACATGACATGGAAGCTCTTAGAGGAAGGTTGGTTTAATTCAAATGAGCTAATAGTTGTTTTCGCCAACACTGGCAAGGAGCGTGAAGAAACGCTGCTATTCGTTCACCGCTGCGCCGAAGAATGGAACCTGCCAATTATTTGGGTAGAAGCTGTAGTCAACGAGCGCGGAACTGGATGTACTCACAAGATTGTTGACCATGCGACAGCAAGCAGACACGGCGAGCCGTTCGAGGCTGTGATCCAGAAGTACGGCATCGCCAACATGAACTATCTACATTGCACGCGGGAGTTGAAAGCGAATCCTATCCGTAGCTTTATTCAAGGTCTCGGCTGGAAGGATTACAAGATCTTGCAGGGCATTCGATTGGATGAACCGCGCAGATCAAAGCCAAAACTCGGCGTGATGTATCCACTTATGCATATCTGGCCAACTCTAAAGTGGGAAATTTTAGATTGGTGGAAGAAGCAGCCGTTCGACTTGGGATTGAAAGACCATCAAGGGAACTGTGATTGTTGCCACAAAAAGAGCCTGCCCAAGCTGGTACGCATTGCGCAAGAGACGCCAGGGGCATTTAATGGGAATTATATACATTAGTCCCTTTTCTTTTTTCGTTTCTTCCGGGCACGCTTTTTCGCGGCCCTTGACTTCGGCTTAGGACGGTATGCGAGCACATGGTCAGTCACTCGGTCTAGGAGTTCGCGGTTCATGCGGTGAGCCTTTCGTAAGTGAGTCGCTTCCCCACAACCGCGTCCACGAACGAATCGAGCCGCTTGAGCGTGTGGCGAGCAACATTCCCTTGATTCAGCCGGAATGTGAACTCGGCAACGTAGCGGGCGAGATGCTTCTTGCTGACTTGGTGGTAGACGCCGTGCAGTCCGCGCTTGAGGACGGCCCACACGCTCTCAATGCTGTTCGTCCTGGCGACTCCGCGAACGTACTCACCCGCAGAATGGTTGACCCACTCTTGCCGGAAGAACAGGCCGTCCAAGTCGTTGTACGCTCCGTGCTCATCAGTGAAGAGAGTCGAGCCGACTTCGACGTTGCGGTGAATCGCGTTCTGGATTTCTTCCATGCTCACGGTCTTGAGAGGCATTGCCTTTGTGCGACCGCCGCGCTCCCGCATTCCGAGTACGGGAGTCTTGCCAACCGAGCCGCGTCCGAGATTCTGTTTATCGGCTTCGTGCTTGTTGATTTCCAAACCGCCGATGAAAGTCTCGTCGATCTCGACGGTGCCGCGCAGTTTGTCCAAGTCCTTGCCGCACGCTTCGCGGAGACGGTGAAGAACGAACCACGCGGATTTCTGAGTGATACCGATTTCCTTCGCCAGTTGCATCGAAGAAATGCCTTTGCGAGCTGTAACGAGCAGGTACATCGCATAGAGCCACTTATGGAGCGGAACGTGCGACCGCTCGAAAATGGTCCCAGTTCGGACAGTGAAGTCCAATTTGCAGGGATTGCAGCGATAGTAGCCGTCTTTGCGGACGGTGATTCGCTCCATGCTCTTGCACTCCGGGCAGGTGACGCCGTTCGGCCAGAGCCGCGATTCCAGATAGGTTCTCGCGCTGCCTTCGTCAGGAAACATCTCGAAGAGTTTGAAGGTGCTGATTGTCGAACGGCTCATCGTTTATCTCTCCATTCAATCAATCCTGCATTGATTGCCGCCTTTTTGGCCCGTCTGGCGAAATACTGCTTGGCGACTCTTTCCACCTCGGATTTGTTGCGGAAGCGTTCTATGCGGCCACTTGGGAACATCACAAGCCAGTCATACATGCCGTGCTCCTCAACCACGATTTTCCCTTGCACGTTGACCTTCAATCGTTTCAATCGTTTTCTTTCTTGTGCTGCTATGTGGTTAGTTGTAAGGGTTGCCATTTTAGAACCCCATGATGCCGAGAGGTACATTCGACGTTCCCGCCCTCTCAGCATCTTCGTTTTTGTGTTTCCAATTGTGTTGCCAAATTCTCATTCGCTGATTGATGTTGTAGACCTTTCCGCATTGATTACATTTGCAGCGGAAGAAAGAGCCGGGCACTTGAGTGGACTCGATAGGAGTGAAATCGTATTCAAGCGCCCTCTTGTAATCGTAACTGCCTTTCCAAAAGCTAATCATTGGGAACCTCACTTTCTGACTCCATTGTATATAACTCCCTCACCGTTGTCAAGCACTATTTTAGGGAGTCAGGTATATAAGTCCCTAAAATGTTGCGGGAGCAGGCGGCAAAGGCGGGGCATGGTGGACCGACGAAAAAAGCTGAGTGAGCAGCAGCGGCAGGAGATGCGCCAAAAGCGCAAGCAAGGGCTAAGTTGCGGGCAATTAGCCTATCGTTACCACGTGAGCCGGACAACGGCACAGAGGATCACCAAAAGTACCAGTACTACCAATCTTAGATAGACCTTCACTTTTTACTTGACAAGCCAAGCGCAGGGATTCGGTCATCCGTGAGTATTCTTTCGACGGAGAGCGGTGGAACGCTGAACTCACGGCCCATTTGAATGTCCCTTATGTCAAAGTGAATTTCAATGCTTTTCAGCTCGGCAAGCTCGGCGGCAAGGTCAAATCTCCTGCTAAGGCTGCTGCCTCGCGTGAGAACGGCAAACTTGGCGGGCGACCGAAAAAGAGCGTTATAGTTTCTTCAGCAAAGCCTTGACACGCCCCAGCCAGTCGCTTATGTTTCCATCGCAGAGTACTTCCCGATAGCCAGGGCGGGCTGCGCCTCACCTACAGTTCGCCCTGTGAAGCTCGACGCCGGAGCACACAGGCGACTAGTAATTCAGGACGCTACTGCCATCCCCAGACGCAACGTAGAAGTCATTCTTCCGAACGGCAATTCTTCCTATCGAACCACAAACAGCCGCGCATTTTCCATCGTTCAGCAAGGTGATGGGTTCTGGGTCAATGAAGCTCACATGGGCGTCCAGCTTTATCTAAAGCCGGAACTCGTTAAGCCGCGAGGCATGAACAACAGCCATTTTTATGATGTATGGGATATTTTCCCTTCTGACGGCATTCCCATGTGGCAAGTTCGGCGGGGCGCATTAGCAGGTGTGGCATGACATCCGCCGCGAGAGGGCATTCGAGGAGATGGGCCATCTGGGCTATCACGGCGCTTAGCCTGGCTCTCGCGGCTGGACCTGCTCGAGCGAAGCCGTGCAATGACACCCTTTGGCGGCATGTATACCACCCCGAGCGGCTCATTGTGAAAGAGATTTGTGTCACCGTGATCGGCACCATCGTGGACGCGACGCACGGCAAGCGGAAAGACGGACTTCGACACGAAAGCGATGGTGACTCTCACGGATGGCTCAAGCTCGATAGGGGGCAAGAGCAATTCATCAACGCAGGCAATAAAAGCGACGAAGGCGGGAATCTGGTCTTCGAGGTCGTTTGCCTCTTCAAAGTCAGCCAAAAGGATGCAATTCAGACGTGCAAGGGCTACAAAAGCCATATCGTCGTCCCGCCAGTCGGCAGCCATGTGCGGATGAGCGGAAGCTGGGTCCAGGATACGAATCATGCCCGCTGGCTCGAATTGCATCCTGTTTCAGCTATACAGGTGATCCCATGAGCGATGAGCCAAAACTTTCTAAGGAAATGGTGCGTCGAGCGGTTAAGCTATTGCGAGACTGTCAGCCCGTTTACGGCCAAACAATTCACTGGGTGAATAACAACGGCTCACACAGCAAGTTCTGGGGTCACAGAGCAAGAATCCAGTTCAATCAATGGCCCATTTTTGTGAACATCGAGAAGGGTCGGCGGCCAGGTAGTGACATGAGCGGGCTTTGGTAAGGCGGGGCGGCAGAGTCATGGCGTACCTCAGTGAAGTACCAGGACTCGCATTATCTAAGGTAGAGAAACGGTAGATGGCAAAAGGCATCAAAACAGGCGGCAGGAAGAAGGGCACTCCGAACAAGTCACAGCAGGATGTTCAGGTTCTTCTCGATGCGGTTTTCAAGCAAGTTGACCCGATAGAGAAGCTAGTCAACCTGCTCCACAAGCCGCTCGATGCAGGCGTGGAAGCGAGAGTTCTCTTACGACTTCTGGAATACCGCTATGGACAGCCACGGCAGGAGATTAGCGGCCTCAATGGTGGCGCGTTGCAGATTCAGATTGTGAGCGCAATCGAGCGGCCGGCTAGGCGCGGAGACTTTCCGAGTTGATCGAAGTCAAGACGTACACTCCTTTCCCGAGACAAAACGAATTCCACGGCAATCCTGCAAAGTATCGGCTGTTTGGCGGAGCGGCAGGACCAGGAAAGACAAAGGCGCTACTGTGGGAAGGGGTGATGCAGGCGTTAGAGACTCCTGGGGCAGACGTACTGTTGCTTCGCCGTACTTTCCCTGAACTTGAGATGAGTTTGCTCAAGGAATGGCGGCAAGACGTTCCTTGGCGGGATATGGGCGTAAAGTACAACGAGTCCAGCCATATCGCCAACTTCCCAAACAAAAGCATTCTGCGCTTCGGCTACTGCCAGAATGAAAACGACGTTTACCAATACCAAGGTGCGGAGTTTCTGTTCATCGGCATAGATGAATTGACATTGTTCACGCTGAAGATGTGGCAGTTCTTGACCACCCGCAATCGCTGCCCAATTCCTAGGACGCATCCTTGCATGGCGGGTGCCACCAATCCTGGCAACATCGGCCACGCCTGGGTCAAAGCATTGTGGATTGACAAGAGAGCGCCTGCGGGCTTTGAGCGGCCAGAACTCTACCAGCCAAACGACTATGCGTTCATCAAAGCCACTCTGGCGGATAATCCGATCTACGCCAATGACGCTGAGTATCGCAGGACGCTGGAGAGCTTGCCTACCCATCTTAGACAAGCGTTTCTACATGGCGACTGGAACGTTTTCGCGGGCCAGTACTTCGACATCTTCAGTGTCTCGCGGCATACGACCAGGGCGGAGACAGTCAAGCCACAGCCTTGGTGGCCGAAGTGGGTATCCGTGGATTGGGGCTTTGAGCATCCTTCAGCCGTCCACTGGCACACCACTGCTCAAAACGGCCAAGTCATCACTTACCGGGAGTTTGTCCAGAACAAGCTCACGCCTCGAATGCTAGGCCAAGCCATCGCGGAGAGATGCGTTGACTCAAATGGACAGCCGGAAAAGATTCTCGCCATCTACTTATCGCCTGATGCTTTTGCTCAGCGAACGAGCGAAGAAACGATTGCCATTCAGCTTAACTCAGTGCTTGTACCTGAGTTGGGAGTCGAGTGTTCCCCAGCGGATAACGACCGGGTGGGTGGCTGGCAACTGCTCTACGGCCTCTTGCAGAGCGACTTGTGGCTTATCTCCGATAGTTGCACGCAACTGATCGAGACTCTGCCCATCCTGACCCGCGACCCTAAGAAGCTGGAAGACTGCCTCAAGATGGATTCCGACGATGCTTGCGACTCGGCGCGATACGGTCTGAAGAGCCACATGCCGGTAGGAACAATTCCCGTGGCGGTGCGCATCGAGCAAAAGCTGGCTGAGGTAGCTTCAGAAGACTTGTCCATGCGAGCGATTCAGTACCAGGTCATCGCCGCGCAAGAGCGCAAGCACGGCCATCCCATCTATTTCACTGGAAGGCGGAGGCAACAATGGCACTAGTACTCTCGGCAGCGGGCGGGACAGCAGCACTTGAGGCTGGCATCCCTGTCCAAATTACTGGCACGGTCACGGCGACAGGCACGGCGAACAGCTTTCAGTTTGGAGCATTGGCAAAGCCTGCGGGCGGTGACTTCTCTCTGGACATCCAAGCTATCAAGACAGCCATCACTGTGCTCACCGTGGACATTGAGATCAGCTTGGACGGCGGGACAACGTTCAACGTCTGGCAGGCAGGGCTTGACTTCGCGGCCAATGGAAACCAGAAAGCCACGCAGCCAGTGTATCCCGGCGCGCTGTATCGCCTGAACGTCAAGACGCTTACTGGAACGAGCGTGTTCTTCATCGCGGTTGTCAACTAATACGATGAGCCAATCTCTTCGTCCAGCATTCGAGATGGCCGGAAGTGCTCTAACACTCCGCGCTTATCGTACTGCGCTAGACTTGTATTGGGATGCTACCGAAATCGAAGCGCACCCTGCTCAAGTCTGCGCTTGGGAAGAATTGGCTTACCTTCTTGGGCTAAGCGCATATGCACCAGAGCAAGTACAAAGGCAGCGTGACTACTGGCTTGGACGCAGGCCAAATGCCAATAGAGACCTTCCCAAAGATGAAATCCACTTTATGAAAGATGGGTTGCTTCTAGGAACTATCCAAAGCTTGCAAGTTCCTTTCCCTTATGCGGTCTGACGCTGCGGGACACGGAGTACAAGTAGGACGCTACGTCGGTCAGCCGACCATTCTGAACCTTGGTGTGGTGAGTGCAAACACGCAATTAATTGAGTACAAGACATACCGTCTTTGGTCGAGCGTGGACTGCTTTTTCGTGTATGGCACCACTGCCGGAATCACCGCAACAATTTCCAGCCATCCACTCAAGGCCGGGATAGACGCGCTGCACGCCACGGACGCGACGAATGTTTTTTTAGCGGGCATTGTGGCAAGCGGCACGGGCGTCCTCTTCATTTCAGAGTTGGACGTGAACTCAGCATGAGTTGGCTACGGCTTGTATGGCGGTTCCTGCGACTGCTGAATAGTCCAGTCTGGCGGCTGGCAGATGAAGCGGTGTTGACGGTTATCAAGACTCGGGAATTGCAACATGCCAGTGGAATTGACCCTGTCCTGAAGTTCTGCCCACGGTGTGGGCAAATTCCCGATGGCGACAGGCGCATGGAAGAAGCGCGTGAGATTCTTGCGGCTGTTTGGAGAGGGAAGAAGCGCCTTCGCCGCTCCGACCAGGATTTTGCGATTGCTTGGGCATACTTCAAGCGCAAGCCATTGTTTTGAGAACCTCATAGAAGGAAATGATTACGACTACCCATGGCGAGATGGACGAAGCCTTGCTCGAAAAGAGAGAGGGCAAAGTAGACAATGAGAACGAGCACACAACTTGGGTGGAATACTGGCTCGACGGCGAGCTTATCCATCGGAGCGCGCACATCACGCTCAAGAAACCTGTCTGCGCCTTCGGTGAAGCAGCGAAACTAGGAGAATAGCATGGCGAATACACAAGCCTTTTGTACCCAGGCGAAGGCCGATCTAATGAACGGCCTGCACGCATTTGGAACGAGCGTCATACGCGCCGCGACGACAAAAGATGCCTACAAAGCGGCTCTGTATCTGACCACGGCCACACGCGGCGCAGGCGACACAGTCTATAGCGTTACTGGCGAAGTTTCAGGAACGAACTACACTGCCGGGGGCGTTGCTGTCACAACGGCCACTGGCCCATCCACGAGCGGCACGACAGCATTCTTCACGCCTTCCGCTTCGATTGTCTATACCAACGTAACGCTGGCAACGGCGTTCGACGCGGTTCTGATTTACAACGATACTTCGGCGTCGAAGCTAGCCTTGAGCGTGCATACGTTTGGCGCGCAGACGATTACGGCCGGAACGCTGACACTCACGATGCCGACAAATGACGCGACAAATGGACTGATTCGCATAGCATAGATGGCCTTCACTCACGTTCAAGGCAACATCGGAAGCGCGATCAGCGGGACCACGGTAGCCGTGACCCTCGCTGCCGCCCCTACGGCCGGGAACCTTGTTGCCTGCGCGATTGGCGGTTTTCAAGGGCTGACGCTGGGCACGGTCAAGGACAGCAATAACAACTCGTACACAATCACAGCGAGCTCGCCGGAAGCTACACGAGATGCAACTGCTGGGTCGGCGTGGATGGCCTATCTGCTCTCAGCGCCCGCGAATGCAACTGCAACCATTACGGCTACTTTTTCCGTGGGAACAATCACCGTTGCGGACATTTGGGCGGAAGAGTTTTCGATAACAGGCGGCTCGGCGGTATTCGACAAGGATGCCAAGAACAATGGAACCGGCAGCAGCAATCCGAATACTCCCAGCCTCACCCCAACGAACGCCAACTCCTTGCTCTATGCCACTGCCTCTACCAGCGGGACTACAAGCGGAGTGGGCGCTCCATGGACACAGGCGCAAGGCGGGATTTCAGCCGTTAGCGCCAACGATGCCGAATACGACCTCAGCGCAACCGGCGCTACTGCCATCAACTTCACCTGCACCGGAGCAGTGGATTGGGATGCGATGTCAATGGCGTTTTTTATCCAGGAAAGCGTAGTTCCAGGCTGGGAATCTCCGACAGCAGGCCCATCACTCAGGATATGAGGAGACGATAAATGGCACGTCAATACTTCAATAGCACTCTAGCAGATTCGCTCATCGTCGCAGCATCCATCTCGCCAACGACAGTAAAGACATCCATCCTGACGCCGGCACAAGCGAATCAATGCTTCCCCGTTGGTTATGGTCTGGCCGCGCCATTTGCGGGGCAGGTCTATCGTTTCGCCGCTGGTGGACTCATCACCACTCCCGCAACCGGAACCTTAATTATTGATCCCTACCACGGTCCCGGCACGACTGCCACAGCTTTCGGAACTGACATGGGAGCATCGGCGGCGCAAACAGTTACCGCCAGCCTTTCCAACGCTCCGTGGACGTTGGAAGGCTACTTGGTTTATCGCTTAATTTCCGGTGTTGCTACCTCCTCAACCGCATGGGTGACAGGAACCTTTTCATCCCAAGGCACACTGGCTACGGCCGGCGGTGGGTGGGGCATCAATTTCGGCAGCACCGCCGCAGTTTCAGTTGACACCACTGGAACCGGCACAGCAGGCACCTTCGGCTCACTCAACATAGCAGTAACCTTTTCTGTGACTGGCGCAACCATCATCACAGAATGGACTTCGATGCAGTCGTTCAACTAAGATGCCGTCGAACTTTTCGCAGTCCAAATTCTTTAATACTGGCCTCTGGGCTGCTGTAGCCGTAGCGACTGCGGACATCACTCTAGCCCTATCGGGCGTAGTCGCTACGGGAGCAGTCGGAACAGTCGTTCCAAGCATTGGCCTAGCCCAAACTAGCGTTGTAGCGACTAGCTCTGTAGGCTCCGTAGCGCCGGCGCAAGGACTTACCGGAAACGCTGCAACAGGCAGTGTTGGAAGTCTTACCGCAGACCGTAGCCTTGCCCCGACGGGGGTTTCCGCTACCGGCGCGGCAGGGACAGTAGCGCCTAGCTTTGATATTCCTCTGAGTGGTGTCGCGGCCACTGGAAGCGTCGGCGCAGTCACCGCTTCGCAAGTTCTTACCGGGACGGCGGCAACAGGCTCACCGGGAACAGTTGTCCCATCATTTTCTCTAGCCCTTACCGGCAACAGCGCAAGCGGCAGCGTTGGCTCAGTAATTTCCAATTCTACTGTCTCACAGATCGGCGTGGCTGCGTCAGGAGCAGTCGGTGCGCTGGCCGTCAATACTTCCTTGCCGCTGGCAGGTATAGCGGAAACGGGCGCGGTTGGAACAGTCACCGTCGGTGGGAATTTGACAGTGCCGCTTACCGGCGTCACGGCTACGGGTCAGGTTGGAAATGTTACGACTTCCGGGGGTGTGGCGTTAGCCCAAGGAAGAGGCACAAGATTTGGGTTTTCGTTCCCATCATTCCGATGAGGCTATTCAAGACTCGATATGTAGCTGAACTGGAAAAGCAGATCGCCGAGAAGGATGCGGAGATTGTGCGACTACGAAGGCGCGATGCTGCTCTAGTAGATTCGTTTTTGCTCCGTGGCGGATACAGTCCCGTTACTCAGCCGGAAGAATTTAAGCCAGTAAAGCCCGTAGTGCGGGAAAGCTGGTTCGCCTATGCCAATCGAAAGGCCAGGGAAGCGGTTGCCAACGCACGCGCCGACACAGAGGCGGAACAGTGATGATTCATGCGCCTAGCCTGAAAAAGTCAAAACTCCAAGAAGAAGACTTGGAGCATGGTCATGCGCCAGAATCCATCGGCGAGGCTCCTGAAAGCGATGAAGAGGAGGCCATCGCCAACCTGAGAGTCGCAGTGATTTATATTGGACCAGATGGAACTACGAAACAATGCGGCAATCGCTGCTCGATGCACATCGAATCTGGCGAGATGAAGAACCGTTGCACGATTCATTCGCCCGACATTGCAGTCCCAAATGAAGCCTCTTGTGGTTGGTATAAGAAAGGCCCAGCGGCAACAGGCCATATGGCGATGCCGATGAAGCCGTATGTCACGCCGAAGCAAAGCGGGTTAGTACTCGGGAAAGTCCAGTGTAAACGGTGTGTTCGCGCCGATGAGGATGCTGATATGTGCGTTGCGCTAACGAATGTATTGCGGAAGGTACTGGGATTCCCGAAGGCAGTTTTCCGCATTGAGCCGGAAGGCTGCTGCAATTGGAATCGCGGGCCGAGGCAAAGAGAGCCGGAGAATGCCTAGCTTGAGTAAAGCCCAGCGCCGGGCTACGACGATAGCCGAACACCATCCCGAAGAGCTTTATGCCCGCAACAAAGGGCTTTTGGGAATGAGCGCAGGGCAGCTTCACGATTTTGCCGCAACTCCTGAAAGTGGGTTGCCGCAAAAGAAAAAGGTCCATGCGCCCTCTGCGAGGAAACATGGCTAAGTGGATTCAAGCAGCGCACCTGAAGAAGGGCGCATTAACGCAGAAAGCCGAACACGCCGGGATGGGCGTGCAGGAGTTTGCTACGGCGCATGAGCACGACAGCGGAAAAACAGGCAAGCAAGCGCGGCTCGCCAAGACGTTCAAGAAGATGGCGCACGCCCCTAGTGGCAAGAAGAAATAAATGGCTACCACTCCATTAGCCAAGCCGGACGAATCGCAGTTTCCTCCCGGCCTGATGGCGGAAGCTGACGGAAACGCTCCGCAAAAGCAAAGCCCTCAAGACATTTACGGGCCAAACTTCGAGAGCCTCGAAGAGATGAAGCCCGACTTGGTAGCGGAGTTGCGCCAGTTGGTTTTGCAGTACAAGCAGGAAGGAATTGTAGCGAGACGTTACGAGATTCAGCGCATCCGGCAAGCTCGGTTATTTTGGCAGGGGATTCAGTACGGTTGGTGGAATCCCGTGGTAGGCGACTGGCAAATGCCGACAAGTGGGCATGGGCTGACATTCTCGACGGACAAGGAAGATGTTCCACGGTATCAGTACGTCACGAATTTCTATCAAGCCTTCGGGCTTTCCTTTATCGCGGCATTTTCTGGAGAACTGCCTACCGTGCGTTTCTATCCGCAAAGCGCACAGACCGAAGAGGATGTTACAGCGGCAAAAGCGGCTTCCGACGTGGCCGAACTGGTCGAGCACAACAACAAGATGCAGGCTAAGGAATCTGCTGCTGCGTACTACATGTGGACGGACGGAAAGATAGCTGGTTACGTGCGTTACGTTGCCGACGCAGCGCGTTTTGGCACGCATGACCAGCAAGACATGGAAGCGGACTTCGCCAAGATGGGCGAAGACGCTTATGTATGCCCGCAATGCGGAACGGAAACCCCGGCGAATCAGATGCAGATGGGCATGATTTGCCCGAGTTGCGGGACAGAGCTTTCCGATGACAATTTCAAGCAGGCGGACTACGCGCAAGTGCCGAACATCACCGCAACGCGCAAAATGCCGAACGGCCAAGAGGTAATCAGCTTCCACGGAGGTTTGGAGATCAACAGTCCTGTGTGGGCAGATGAAATTTACGAGATGCCGTACTTGCAGTGGACGCTGGAAGTCCATAAAGCGAAGCTGAAAGCGACCTATCCAAAGGCAGCGGACAAGATTCAGCCGAGCGGGGCACAAGATGGCAACGAAGTGTATGCGCGTTCTTCCCGGCTAGGCGTGAAGCAAGGGCTTCCAGCGCCGCAGCCAGGAGACGCTCTCCAAAACCTCATTACTTTTGCAAGAACGTGGATTCGTCCGTGGGCGCTGTATCAAATCGAGGACAAAGCCAAGCGAGATGAGCTACTTCAACTGTTTCCTGATGGGGTGTACGTGGCTTTTGCCGGGGATGCTTATTGTGAAGCGCGAAGCGAAATTCTTGACGACCATTGGCGGGTGATGAATGCGCTTCCCGGCGACGGCCAATCGCGGCCATCGATCGGCGGGTCAACAATTCAGGTGCAAGAACGCTACAACATTCTGTCCAACATTGCCATGGAGACTTACGAGTACGGCATCCCTCCAATTTACGCTGATCCGAATGTTGTTGACTTCGACGCGCTGTCCAACACGGTTTCGGAGCCTGCTGCGATGTATCCAGCACGAGCAAAGCCTGGACAGCCATTGACAAATAGTTTCTATCAGGCGGAGGCAGCTACATTCCACCCCGAAATGAACAAACAGGCCGATGAGCTTGTCGGCCCGGTAGCGCAATTCCTTACAGGCTTGTTTCCCGCGATTTTTGGCGGTGAAATGCAAGACCAAAAGACAGCGACAGGCTACGGAATCGCTAGGGACCAGGCAATGGGACGTATTGGGCTAGTGTGGGGCCGTTGGCGGCAGTTTTATACCGACCTCATCATGCTTGCAGTGGATTGTTTCCGAAAAAACAGGGCAGAAGACGTGGAAATTCCGATTTGGGGCGAGGGCGGAGACTTCGAAAGCAAAGTCATTCACCTAGCGGACCTAAAAGGCAATTTGCAAGCCTATCCAGAGGGCGACGAACAGTTTCCGCGCATGAAATCACAGCTTCGAGCGGCGATCAACCAGCTTTTCACGATGGCGCAAGATCCGGTAGTGGGCAAAATGCTGTCTGACCCAGCAAACATCGGCCAAATCAAGAACATTATGGGCCTTTCGGACTTCGTAGTGCCTGGAGAAGACTCACGAACCAAACAGCTGAGAGAGATTCAACAGCTTTTGCAAGGTGCGCCCATCGAAATGCCTCCGCAAATGGGGCCGATGGGGCCAGTCGCATCTCCGCCGCAATCTACCGTCGAGGTAGACGCTGTGTTGGACAATCACGAAGTGGAATTCGAGGAATGCCAGCGATGGGCCAACTCGGACGCTGGACAAACAGCCAAAGTGCAAAATTCAGCTGGATATTCCAACGTAAGAGCGCATGCCGAAGCGCATCAGGCAGCAATGCAAACCCTGATGGCGGCGATGCAGCCGCAAGTTCCCCCTTCTAAGGGAGGGGTTGAAGGAGGGCAATAATGCCCGAAGCAGTAGAAGCAAACACTCCATCAACAGCTATCTCACCGGGTGGCGATGGTGGAGCACAGACGGACGAAGAAATCCTTGGGATAGGTGCTGAGGAACCTTCATCCGTAGAAATGGAAACACCGCAACCCGAAGCTGAACAGCAAACTGTTCAGCAAGAGGAAACCGAAACGGAGTTTACCGCAGGCCAGCCGATGCCAGACTGGCTGAAAGGGCTGCTCAAGAATGCCGAACAAGCTCCTATCGCCAAGGAAGTGCAGCGGCTTTGGGATCAACACCAAGCCATGCGGGAATTGGTGCCTACCATCCAAGAAGCACGCGGATGGCGGGAAACGTTTCCTGGTGGACTGGTCGAGGCTAAAGCGGTTGTCGCCAAGGCGCTGGAACTGGATGAAGCGGATGCGCAGTTTGAGTCGGGAGACCCGCAATACTTCGCGGAGCTTCACGAATCGAATCCGCAAGCCTTTGTCCAGGCTTTCACGCAGTCGGCGCAGCTTCTAGCCGAACGTGATCCCAACGCTTACCGCGAGATTGCAGGCAGCGTCCTTCGCAGCACTTTGGAATCGGAGAAGTTTCCGGTTCACATGGACGCCATGCGGCAAGCCCTTGAGAAAGATGATGTGGAATCGCTCAAGGAACTCACTAAGGCGCTGGTGGGATGGTCCGGCAAGATGGGCATTACCGTGAAGGCGGAAGCCCGTCTTGATCCCGAACGGCAAAAGTTCGAGCGCGAGCGCGCTGCCTTCAATAAGGAAAAACAGGAAGCGGCAACCACGCGGTTCGAGGACTTCAACAGCAAACTCATTTCTTCAGCGACAAACGAAGTGAGAATGCTTGTCGAAGCGAAACTGACGCCCATCCTGCCGAAGGGCATGAACTCATGGGCCAAAGGCAAGCTCGTTGACGACGTGATTTCCTCCGTTTCGCAGTCGCTTGCGGAAAACAAGAGCCACATGAAGCAGGTCACGAACATCATTCGTTCGCAAGGCATTACGGACGCTTCGATGAAGCAAATCGTGAACCTGAAAGCCGGTCTTGCCAAATTGATGGTGAGCGACCTCATCAAGCAGGCAATGGCCGCGTACACAGGCACAGCAGTAAACGCCAACAAGGAAAAGAACGCAAAAGAAAATCAAGCAGCGGCGCGAACGGACATTTCAGGCGGAGCGGGTCCGCGTCCTACTGGGAAGCAGTTGCCGAAAATCGGCAGCCCCGAACATCGCAAGATGTCGGACGAGGACATCATCAACCTGTAGAGTTTGTCGCCCTTCTGCTGACTAAGGAGAAGAGATGGCTGCACAAGGCAATGCAAACGTAGTTGCAGTAGAGCTGGAAAAGGTGCGGTCGAAGCTGACTCTGCTGTATGAGCGCGACGACATTTTGCTCACGATGATCCAGCAAAAGGGCGACTTGGAAAAAGTATCGAACCGCGCAATGCGCATCCCGCTCCAAATGTTCTCTGGAGGACGGGGCGGCGCATACAACGCGGATGGCGGCGACATGGGCCGTGGCGGCGGAACGGACTACGAGGTAGCGAGCATTTCTCCGCTGCCTTTCAAGTTCTCCGTTGAAATCACGAAGCTCGTGGAATACGGAACGGACAGCAAGGAAAAGGCCGTCGCCAATGCCGCCAAGCGAGAAGTTGCGGAGTCCATGAAGCAGTTCCGCGCCTTCCTGGACAAAATCACCAACTCATCGGCTGGTGACGGCGTTATCGGCACCATCACTTCGGTGGCCGCGAACGTCTACACCATGACGATTCCAACTGGCGCAGTCGGCGTGTATGTCGGGCAAAATGTCTCGGTTTACAGCGCAAACCTTGTCACCAATCGCGGAGCATTCAACGTGCTCAACGTGGACACTGTTTCCGCGACGCAGACAATCACTGGCGACGCCACTCCTGCTGGCACGATTGCCACTGACGTTCTAGTGTACGAAGGGCTGACGGGCGCTAATCCGGTCGGCATCTTCGGCTTGAAGTATCACCAGAGCGCCGCAACAACCGGCACATGGCAGAACCTCAACCGGGCGACTTTCGCGCCTTTCCTGACTACGCCATCGGTCAATGCAAGCTCGGCAGCTTTGACTCCAGGCTTTGTGCGTCTTGCCATCAACAAGATTCGCAAGGCTCTCGGAACGAAGCAAAGCTCGCAAAAGCTGATTGCCTACATGAACGTGGACCAGGAACATTCGTGGGAGAATCTGGGCATCACCATCAGCCAAATCATCAAGCAGGATTCTGGCGGCGGCGCAAACGACCTCGACTTGCTGTTTACCGGAAAGAAAACAATGAGCGGAGTTCCCATTACATCCAGCATCAACGCCGACCAAACCCGCGTTGACTTTTTGGACTTGAGCCATTGGGGACGTTCCGTGCTGAAGGACATTGACTTCTTCGAGGTTGACGGCAAGACGGTATTCCCGCTGTATAACGCCACTTCCGGCGCTCCTGCGGCGGCATATTGGTTCGCATACGATACAGTTTTTAATATCTTTAATGATTCACCTAGAAGTGGGTCATTTATTAGCAGCTTATCTCGCCCAGCTGGATATTAAAAACTACTGTTTCTAGTTTTTTGGTGGTATATTTACTTTCAGAAATGGAGGTAAGTATGCCACCAAAAGCTAGGTTCCCAGTAATTGACGGATTCAAGAAATGTTTGAAATGCGGGCGCAGTCTTGCGATTGAGAATTTCTACAGACGACAAGACGGCGGCATATTTAATCCAAAGTGCAAGGAATGTTGCCGTGCAAATTCAGCCAGATGGCGCGTCGAAAATGTCGAACGACACCGAGAGAATTGCGATAGATGGTCAAAGAAAAATCCGAAGCGGCGAGATTTTATCATGTGGCGAGCGCACATTAGGAGAAAATACGGAATCTCTCCTGATGATTATGAAAAAATACT